CCCGGTAGCCCACGGGGCCGATGTCGAGGCAGCTTCGCCCGGTCGATAGGTTAAGCTCGGCGCTGTATGCCGCCCACGCGTCTTGCACATTGCGGGCTGTCTGTTCCTGGCTGCTGGTGATCTGCTTCGTGTGGTAGAGCCAGCCGATTTGGTCGCTGGCCAGATCCACGGCAGCACGGTCATTCTTTCCCGGCCCGGTCAGGTCCAGCCACACGCCGTGGCGCTGGCGCTCTGGTGTGGGCCTGACCGCCGTGATGCGCTCTTCCGGCTGCGTGTGCTTGCGCGTGACGGCGCGCTTCCTGTTTTTTCTGCTCTTGCCCATCGTTTTGCCCTTCCTACTTGGGTTTGGGTGCCTAGCCGATAGCCGCTATTCGGTAGATGAATGGAATCGCTTCCCTGTCCACGCTTAGAAGGCCTGCCTTTGCGAGCGCCCCAAGCTGCGCTGATGCGTTGTCCGGGGCGATGTCCATGCGAAACGCGATGTCATTTGCAGTGCGAATCCGACCGTCCGCCATGATGTCCATGATTTTATGCGCGCTGCGCTTTGGCCCGCCGTTGGTTACTTCCTTTTCGACCTTGATAAACGACTGCAACAAATCCAGCGCATAACGAAGCTCTTTGGGGTCCGGGTCCAGTTTGGCCAATGAAGGGTGGAGCGGGGGAAGCGTGGACTTGCCACGATGCGGTGACGGGGCGTTCATATCCGGCCCTCCGCTGCGAATGGGATCGTATCATCCATGCCGTCACCCGGCCTGCCACCTGAGCCGTAGTCGGAACCGCTGGACGCGCTGCCAGTGTCGTTGCGCGGCTTTCCGCCTTGCAACGTGACTTCCCTGACGAAGACTTGCAGATAGGCTTTGCCGTTGTGTTCCCGCGCCGATACCTCACCGGAAACCGTCACCTTGTCGCCCTTGCGAAGATACGGGGCCAGCTTGTCGGCACGCTCGCCCCACAGGCTGCAATCGAACCAAGTGCTTTCCGCATCCTTGCCGCGCCCGCTTACGGCTACAGTGAATCCACACACCGTCTTGCCATTCTGTGTCTGGCGCACTTCGGCGTCCTTGCCGATGTTGCCCGCTATGGTCAGGTTATTCATTGGGTTCTCCTACTTCACGATTTTGAAAGGGCGTTCCATCGGCCCTCCTGGCCGGGGAACAGTTCTGTGTTTGGTGCTGGCGGGGGGTAATATCTGGTCGGTCCAGCGCTTGCCGTTCAGGTAGCTTGCGGGGTGTATCGGGCTGGCGTCCCTGTTTCGGGATCGCCATGCAGTGAACCAGGAAAGCGCAAGCCTCGCGGCCTCTTCTCTTTCCGAAGGTTTCAGCTTACCCCAAGCCTTCTGCGCAGCGGCTTTCGAAACCTTGTTCGGCCATGAAGACCAGAAAGCATCAAATCCATTTGATGTTCTTTCTTTTACTTCTGGTTCTAGTTCTGGTTCTAGTTCTAGTTCTAGATGCTTTCCGTTTGCTTTGTCCGGGCTTTCATCTTTTTTGTTTGTTTTTGGTGCATTAGCCGGGCGGCCACCTTTTTTGCCCGCATCACTGCGTTTGCGCGATGTATCTTCAATACGTGCCTTTTCGCGCATCAAACGAGGGTTAAAAAGCCGGGCTTTTTCGCGCTGAAAGAACTCATCAATGATCGGGTTAATCAGGCGCTCATAGTCCGCCATGCTGACCCGCAAGCGCCGCGCAATCCACTGCGGGTCATCGGGTATTGAACAACCCGGAGTCCGCCAGCACAAGCGCAACAGGCGCATGTATGCCCCATCTTCCTCTATGGTCAGGTGCGCGGTGTCGGCCTCATAATCGGAGACATACAGCGGAAGGTAAGGGATGCTCATTCTGCGGCCTCCTGCCAGGGTTTCACCCTGTTCCAAATCAGGTTGTGTGCGGGGTCAAAACCGACCTCTATGGTTCCGATTTCACCCATGCGCTGCTTGGCCACGATAAGTTCCAACCGGCCCTCGGCGGCGCTCATGCGGGCCTGCCAATCGGCTTGAGCTTCCAGGTTCATGCCGTCCGGTTTTTCGCGGCTGATGTAGTATTCATCGCGGTAGCAAAAGATGATGGCGTCCGCGTCCTGTTCGATCTGCCCGCTTTCCCGCAGGTCTGACATGATTGGGCGCTTTTCTTCCCGGCTCTCCAGCGCGCGTGAAAGCTGCGACAGGGCAATGACTGGAACCTCAAGCTGCATTGCCAGACCCTTCAGGGCCATGCTGATTTCACTGATCTGGTCCAGCCGGGATTGCTTGCTTGACCGGATCAATTGCAGGTAATCTACGACAAGGCATTTCAGCCCGATGCCGCGCCCGTCAAAAATGGTCTTGGCCCGCTTAGCCGCCGAATACAGCGCGCCGATGTCCCGAATGTGTGGCGGGATGATCTGGATAGGCAGGTTGGCTATATCCAGCGCCGACTTGATGTAACGCTCGACCTGCGCATCAGTTGCCATGCCCTTACGGACATCGGAATAGGCAACGCCATCACCCTTGCGCGCCGTGGCCTCGGAAATGGCCCGCGCGGCCAGTGAGGCGGCTGTCATCTCCATTGATGCGATGGCCACGCCACCACCCGCCCGCGCCTGCCCCATAGCTATGGACAGGGCCACAGCGGTCTTGCCCATGGATGGCCTGCCGCCAATGATAACCAGGTCTCCGGGGAACAAGCCGCCGGTCATCCGGTCGAGGTCATAGATCCCGGTTGTCGCCCCCGCCACGCCATCGCGCTGGTGGGCCTGCACGGCGTCGTCAGCGGCTTCATTGACCGCCGCATGAAACGACATGAGGGGCTTTCGGCCCGATGCCTCGCGGTTGATAAGTGACGCTTCAATCGTCCCGGCGATGGCGTCGGCATCGACCTCACCGCCGATGATTTGGTTTTTGGCGGTCTCAATGACCTCAAGCAGGTGCCGCTTGCTTGCCATGTCCCGCAATAGGGAAGCATATTCCGGCAGGGCGACAGATGACGCGGCGAAACCCGCGAGATTGATGATGTAGTCCCTGCCGCCAATGCCCTTGAGGCCTTCGTGGTCTTCCATCTGGCGTGCCACGGCGACGAAATCGGCCAAGTGTCCGTTGCGGTAGCGCGATGAAATCACGCGATAGATTTCCGCATGGACCGGATCGTGGAACATCTCTGACTTGAGGGTGTGGGCGATGCTGTCGAGGCTTTCCGGTGCCGACAAAAGCGCGCCCAAAACGGCTTGCTCTGCCTCTGGATTATACGTTGCCATCTTGCCCCCGCTGGCTCCTGGCCTTGACGTTCAGGACAATCTGGGGGGCAATCTCGCGCGCAATGACCGCGCCAATGCGCTGCCAGTTGTTCGCGGGTTGTTCTGGGTTGTTTTCGGGGGTAGAATCCCCATTATATCCACGTTGGGACATACGCCGGACCTCCTTTGCAGGTTCGCTATGTTCAAGGGGTCGGCTGGCGTTGGTAGCGCCTCCGGCCCCGCTTCTTTTAATACCGCCTTTTGCGTTGCTTTCCAAGGGTTTTGTCACGAAATAGACCCCCGAAAAGGTATGCCTAAATCGCTCAGGAACTCGTCCACATCAGCCCGCGACCGGACCACGGCATAAGGAACGCCCTGAGCCTCGATTTCCTCGCGCAGGGCCTTCTGTGCTGGTGTCAGGCCATTCCCCTCGGCCTTGACTTCCACCGCCAGCGTGTGGCCACTCCACAGCACGATGATGTCAGGGAAACCGGGCAGCATCCCGTTGGCCTTGTTCTTGGCAATCTGGCGCGCGACGGCCTGACCGCTCATGCCAAACTCGCCCGGCGAGTGATGCACAACTGCGCCGGGGAGGATCTGGCGGAGATATGTTACCGTGTCCCGCTGAACGGGGCCTTCCTTGTCTGTCCACTTGCGCGCCATCACCCACACCTCGCGGCCATAATCGCGCGCCTGGCCGCCCTGAGACGCCGCAAGGCACCGGCATACCCCCGCGTGTCCATCAGGCGGGTGCAGCGGGCTAAATCAGCCTCTGCGCGCGTGTATGCTATGAGGGCGCTGGTCATGGGGTCGCGGGTCATATCCTGCCCTTCTGGATTTCCGCGCGGCGCGTGGCGACCAGGGCGCGGTGTTCCGGTGTCGGGTCTTGCTGCATCCAGCGAAACGCCAGCGCAAAGCCATCGCACTCCTGAATGGTCTTGGCCGTCGCCAGGGCCGCAGCAAATTCGCCCCCCTGTTTCATCGGGGAAAAGCCCCCCGACGCCGCAACGCCGGGGGTAGTTCCAACAGAGGGAGGATGCGCACGGTCGCCGGTGCGCTCGGCATGGGGTGTGGCGGGATGGGGGAGGGCCACCCCGCCGCTGTCCGCGCTGCCCGAGGGAGGATGCAGGCGCGCGGTATTCATGCTGCTTTCCGCTCTATGTCGTCAGCCATCTGGCAAAGGACATTGCCGGTCTGCATGAGGAATTTGATGTCCACATCGGGCCGCGTTGTGATGACGTGGATGAAGACCGCCGCGAGCGTTTCAAAAGACAGGTCTTTGCCGAAATCAAGCAACGCTTCGATGGCGATTTGCTGTTGCTGCTGCTGCGCTCTGGTCATGTGAATATCCACCACGTCAAAACCAGCACCACCGCGACGGACGGGGCGACCAGTAGCCAGCGCAGCACGACGGTCTGCGCGGATGGCAGGCGGTCAGCCTCGTTTTCTATCTGGTGCATGTCAGCGAGGGGCTGGCGGATTTGATGTTGCCACAGTTGTTTGGGGGTCATGATGTGGACCCCTTGCAATCTGCGGTGGCAGACCCCACTTCAGGGTGACAGGCAAGAACACCGCTGCCGGGCCTAACCGGAGGGTTCTCTTCCATGTATTTCCGAATGCGATCAGCCGTTGCGAACGTGCATTGCGCACCATTTTGCCACCGCGACCAAACCTGGCCGCTTAAGCCTGCGGAATACTGCAAAACCGTCGCGGGCTTGATGCCGCGCCGGTCCGCATATGCCGCGATTTCTGATATGAGCTGTTCCATGTCTGGCAATGTAGGTTGTTCAACCTACAAGGGCAAGGGTTTTTTAACCCCCTTTGCAAAATGACAAAATCAACCCAAAACCACGACATGAGTGATTTTGTCGAAACCTTGCGCTGGTGGCTGGAGCACAAGGAGGAAATGAACCCCACCGCCCTGGCCCGCGCTGCTGGCCTGGACAAGACGGCAGTGCGCCAAATCATCGTTATGGAAAGATCGCCAAGGGTGGATACCGCATTGAAAATATGCGGCGCGCTTGGCGTTAGTCTCGATCAGTTCTTCGCCCGAGACCTCGGCGGAAAGCGATCCGCTCTAGTGCGTCAGCTAGATCAGTTGAATGATGATGAGATAGAGCTATTGCTAGCTGTCGCAAGAGAAGCTGCCGCTCGTCACCGCGCGCAAGACTAACCATCTTCCCAATCAAATCATCAACTTGTGGATTCTGCATCCCTATCCTTTAGCATAGCTTTGCCGGGGGTGGTATAGGTTTTTATTCGTATTATTTGTTTGACGGTAGGTTTTTATTCCTTTATATGTCCTCCCAACAACGGAGGACACCAAATGACCACCATCGACAAGATCACCGCAGACCTCAAGGCGCTGCATCTCGCGATCATTCGCGGCGACCGCTTGGCCGCACACAAGGCCACCGACAGCCTTGTTGACCTTTCCGCTGCATTCCCCTGCCCGGTTTCCCTGGCACCCATGCCGCCCCGCCTGACAGGGGGTGTGTGATGATTATCGAAGTGGATAGCGAAGACTTCTTTTCGGACAAGGACGGATGCATCGGCGGCATGGCCCGCCTGAGCATCGAAGCGGGTCACTGCATGGACGCCGACATCGGCGGCACTGATGGCTGGCAGGTGACGTCCTGCACCCTTCTCAACATCACGATCGGCGGCTTGACGTTGACCGCTGACCAGCTTGCGACCGCGTTTGGTGCAAAGTTCGTCGTCAGCTTCGAAGAGCGCGTCGCGGAGGAATATTACGAAAGAGAGGTGGCAGCATGATCCGCCGCGCCTTCCTGAACATCACCGCCAGCGACATAGCCGGGTGCGGACTGGTGGTCTTGCTTGCCCTTCTGGCAGGGGTGGTCTGATGCCCCGCGACGTTCCGGAATGGATTGGCAAGACCGACAACACCGACCCGCCGCCCCGCGTCAAGGACCGTATCTGCGAGCGCCAGGGCGGCAAGTGCGCCACCTGCAACCGCAAGCTGGGGATGGCCGGCGAGCCTGCCGAGTTCGACCACATCCTTGCTCTGATCAACGGGGGGCAGAACCGGGAGGCAAACCTGCAAGCCCTGTGCGGCCTCTGCCACGTCAGCAAGACCCGCGACGACATGGCCGTGAAGAAAAAGAACTCCCGCGTCCGAGCCAAGCGTCTTGGGCTCAGGAAGCCCAAACGCAGAATGCCATACCGCCGCTTCGACGGCACCCCCGTTTATCCGAAGGACTGACACCATGACCGAGATCACAAAAGTCAACACTGAACAGCACGTAGAAAATCAGCATGCGCCCGCAATTCCTGCCAGCGACCCGATGGTCAGCATGATCGAGCGCATCGCCATGTCGCCCGACCTGCCGATCGACCGGCTCGAGCGGATGATGGACATGAAGGAGCGGATGGACGCCAAGGAGGCCGAACAGCAGTTCAACGCCGCCTTCGCGCAAGCCAGCGCTGATTTCCCCGCCATCCCGATGCGCGGCGAGGGCCACAACCGCAGGCCCTACGCCACCCACGCCGACATCGTGAAGCACACCCGCCCGACCCTGTCGAAGCACGGCCTGTCCCTGTCGTGGGACACCGTGGTCAAGGACGGGGCCGTCACCGTCACCGCGATCCTGTCGCATGTCGGGGGCCACGCTCGCCGCACCGAAATGGTCCTTCCCGCCGACACCAGCGGGTCGAAGAACGCCGTTCAGGCTGTCGGGTCCACCCAGACCTACGGAATGCGATACACGGCGCAGGCGATCCTTGGTCTCTCGCTTGGCGAAGACACCGACGACGATGCGCAAGCCCTGTCCAACACCATCTCGCCAGACCAGGCGCAGTCCCTCCGCAACATGATCACCGAGACCAGCAGCGACGAGGTTAAGCTCTGCGCGTTCTTCAATGTCGATCGCCTCGAGGATCTCCCCGGCAAGGCATACCCCCGTGCAGACAAGATGTTGCGCGCGAAAATTAAGGAGGCCCAGCAATGAGCGGCACCATCCACCACATGGAACAGCGCAGCGACGAGTGGTTCCAGCACCGTATCGGGCGCGTCACCGCCAGCCGCATCGCCGACATCATGGCGATGACCAAGAGCGGCCCCGGCGCAGCCCGCGCCAACTACGCCGCCGAGATCGTCGCCGAGCGCCTCACCGGAGAGCAGGGCGGCAGCGGCTTCTCTAACGCAGCGATGCAGTGGGGCACCGATCAGGAACCCCTCGCCCGCATGGCCTATGAGTTTTCGCGCGATGTCGAGGTGGTCGAGGTCGGGTTCATCGACTACCCGCACATTGACATGGCCGGGTGCAGCCCCGATGGCCTTGTCGGCGACACCGGCATGGTCGAGATCAAGTGCCCGAATACCGCCACCCACCTGCGGACGATCGACACCGACAAGATCGAGGGTAAGTATCTCAAGCAGATGCAGTTTCAACTGGCCTGCTCGGGCCGGTCGTGGTGTGATTTTGTGAGCTTTGACCCTCGCCTGCCGGGCAACATGCAACTCTACGTCCAGCGCGTCCCGCGGGACACGGCCATGATCAAGGAGATCGAGACCGAGGTGCGATCCTTCATTCGCGAGGTAGACCTGACGGTTGAGCGCATGCGCGCAAAGTTTGGCGATGAGTCCGCGTAATGGGCCGCGCCACTCTCATCCTCTCTGGACCGACCGACCGACGCAAGGCGCACCACTGGATCGATCTGGCGCCCCCCGGAACCCGCGTCGAGTTCAGATCCAGCAAGCGGACCATCCCGCAGAACGATCGCATGTGGGCCATGCTGACCGCGTTGTCAGAGCAACTGGTCTGGCACGGCCAAAGGCTTCTGCCCGAAGATTGGAAAATGGTGATGATGGACGGCCTGAACCGTGAAGTGCGGATAGTTCCGGCGATCGACGGGCGCGGGTTTGTGAACCTCGGATCGTCATCATCCAAGTTGACGAAAGACGAAATGGTTGAGCTTCAAGATCTGATCGAAGCATTCGCCGACCAGCATGGCGTGAGCATCACAGATCCAAAAGCAACGAAACAGAAAGAAAAATTCGCATGACCCGTCCCGTCCTGATCCCGTGGTGGCTGGCAGCGCCGATGGCGGCGCATTTCCTCGCCGACTCGCTCGATCTGATCATACGCATATCGGGATATTTTCCATGATCGCCCGTCTGACCCCTGTAATAACGAAAGGAACCTGACATGACCTTCTTAATCCGTTTCTGTATCACCCTTCTCTCGTTTTTTTCTTTTGTTGTTCCTGCATCAGCACAACAAAATTTTGACCCCATTGTCTTGTCTACACATGAATCTTGGGAAGTGGTTTACATGGCCCAACACGGCTCTGGAATCGAGCCCTACTGTTTCGTTCGCACTGTTAATCCTGCGGGCTTTGAACTCTCAGTCTCATCTGGCTCGTGGGACACTGCGGGATCTATGGCAGCCCATTTTCCGGGGATTTCCAACGTCTACTCCGAAGCCGGTCTGGAACGCGTGCCGTATGAATGGCGTCTCCAAATTGACCGCCGCCCTTTTTGGACTTTTGAAGCCGTGCTTTTCACTTCGGAGTCTCTCGTAGTTTGGCGCTCAGCCGATGAAGCGGACCCCAATATCCAACGCTTCTTCACTCAATTTGTATCCGGTAACCAGATCCACATGCTCAATGACAATTATCAACCGATAACTTCCTGGAGTCTGACTGGATCACTGGCAGCCATCACGGCCTGGGTCGAGTGCGTGGATCGCCTCTAGCAACCTAATGCCCACAGGGGCGACTATATGAGGAGCCTGACGCATGACCGACCGACCGATCATATTCAGCGCGCCAATGGTCCGGGCCTTGCTTGACGGGCGCAAAACTCACACGCGGCTGGCGTTGAGCATGTCGCCACTGACCGCGCCCTACACCCCCGGCGACCGCCTGTGGGTGCGGGAGGCCTGGCGCACGCGCGTGACTGTTGATGACCTTAAGCCAAGCGAGATGACTCCTTTTGATCTTCCGCTTTGGTTTGAAGCTGACCGCGATCGCCCGGAATATGGCAAGCGCACTGATTTCGGTCGCTATCGCCATGCCCGGTTCATGCCACGCTGGGCGTCCCGCCTGACCCTGACCGTCACCGATGCGCCGGGGCAGGAGGTGGGCGATGTAATCGGCTTTGACGTGCATCGCTGCAATATCGACCAGATGCCAAAGGAGCCTGACGCATGACCCGCGATAGCCCCGCCAAGTTGCCGGAATGGGCCGTGGAGCCGATCTGGGGAACCGAAGCCTGTGCAAGGATCCTCGGCATGTCGCAGCGCAAGCTGACTGACATCCTGCGCGATAGCCCGCATTATGAGCGACGGGGGCGGGCCTATGTCTTCTACCCCGAACACATCGCAGAGCTAAGGAAGATCGGATGCCCCTCAAGAAAAAGAAAGCAACCAACGGTGTCTTCTACGCTACCGGCACCATCGGCGGACACCGCATTCGCCAGAGCCTTGGCACTCGCGACCAGCAACAAGCAGAGGAAGCCCGCGCGCAACTAGAGGCGCGGCTGTGGAATGAGCACGTCTATGGAGCCGAAGCTGTCGCCACGTTCGAAGATGCCGCGCTGTCCTACCTCCAGGACGGCCACGAGGGGCGATTCATCGCGCCCTTGCTGCGGCACTTTCGCGGGCGTGCGCTGCGGTCCATCAAGCCAAAGGACGTTCGCGACGCGGCCCGGAAGATATACCCGAACGCAGGGCCAGCAACCATGAACCGGCAAGGCATCACACCGGCGCGGGCCGTCATCAACCACGGGGCAGACCAGGGCTGGTGCCAGCCGATCCGCGTCAAGCAGTTCCCGGTTGAAAAGCCCCGGCGCGTGGCGGCAGGTGTTGATTGGGTGCTAGCCTTTTGCGCGGCGTCCGAGGCGCGGGGCAACCGCCGCCTGTCCGTTCTGTGCCGATTCATGTTCGAGACCGGCACACGCATCAGCGAAGCGACCAACCTGCGCCCGAAGGACATCGACCACATCAATCGCCGCGCCTTCCTTGGCAAGACGAAGAATGGCGAGGAATACCACGCGCACTTTTCCGACGCCTTGCGCGATGACCTGATGAAGCTGGCCGCAGTGAACGGGCGCGTGTTCGGCTACAAGTCGCGCAGTTCGATTTACGGGGCATGGCGGCGCACATGCGAGGCCGCTGGCATCCCGTATGTTTCACCCCACCAGGCAGGCCGTCACAGCCTCGCCACGATGCTTGAGGGCGAGGGCTGGTCGGCCAATGCCATCGCAGACGCGGGCCGCTGGAAAAGCGTTCGCCTTGTGCAGGACACCTACATTCACACGCAGGACAAATCCCGCGCCGCTGCCGACCTTATTGGCGAGAAATTGGCAAAGGGCCATTCCCCAAGGGATGAAAATGGTATACAATCCAAGGGGTTTAAGCGGAAATGAACATTCCCTTAGCAGGGGAGCGCCTTCGACCACTCGGCCACATCTCCGCCGACGCGAATAGCAGCGTTTCACCACGGTTTACAAGGCCAAAAGCCCCGTAAAGCGCAGCCCGCGCTGTCTGTGCGGATTCACCCCAAGCGGCAGAACAACGCAAGAACACGCTGGGGCATGTGGCAAAAATCTGGCAAACCCACCGGGCGCGAAGTGGAAAGGAAGACCAATGACCAAGAGTGACCGCATCGAGGAACTGGAAGCCAAGCTAGCGAAGGCGGTGGAGGCTTTGGAAAAAGTGCAAGCTTTTGTTCGTGATTTAGAACCATACGTAGATCAGGGCCACACCCTTGTGCCTGCGCTACACGATGCCTGCATGACGCTTATAGAACTAAAAGGCAAAGCCGTGGGGGACGTGAAATGACTACCCACACACGCCACAAACAAAAAGGCCCGCCCGAATTAACGGACGGGCAGTTTCCGCCACCGCGCTGGGTGGAATAGAGTGGCGGGTTACGTCACCACGGCTGAACCCAAAGGCCCGCCGCAGCAATGGAAACCGCGATGAGGGCGAGGATCAGAAGGATCGCTTCGCCAAACCAATCGGGGGGCTGTGTCACTGGAAAAGCTCCCATCATCATGATAAACATGATTGTTTTCGTTTTGTTCTAAGGGCATAATAGGCGTGCGCAACTCCTACGGCGCACTTAACCGGGACACGAGGAAGCTCCTACCCTTCCCCGCGCCCTAACCACAACTTGACCGAATGGGGGTCATGTCATGGCTGAGGCCAACTATTCCGATTCCGACTACAATCGCAAGCAACGAGAGTACCGCGCCAGAACCCGCAACGCGGTGACAAAGAAGTATGAGCGAACCAAAAAGGGAAAGCTCATGCGGACATATCGAAATATGCAGTCCCGCGTGACAGGGGTTCTGCAAAAGAAGCGACACCTATACGAGGGCCTACCGATCCTACCCCGCCAACAATTCTATCTATGGGCCATGTCTGACCCAGAGTTCCATCGGCTATTCGACCTTTGGGTTGATAGTGAATATCGTTGTGGCGCGTCGCCATCCGTAGACAGGATCGACCCGAGCAAGGGGTATGTTCTGGGCAACATGCGATGGTTAACGCACAGCCAAAACTCTGCGCAAGCAAGCGGGGCTAGAACCAAGCCGTCCGGCGTGAAACCTGCCCGTCGTGCGGGTGATGGACGAAAGCCTCGACGGCTTGTCGGTTGATGTATCCATTACGATGATGCCAGCCATCGGGGGGCGACGGACTGCGGATATATTCCACCTGCACGTTGTCGCCCTCCATTTCACCTGCCGCGCTTTTCAAAACGGTCATGCCGATATGGTCCTTTTCGCGGTCGCGCGGGCGAACCCCGATGCCCTTTCGGATCTTGTGGTGAAGGTGGTGCAGATACCAATATAAGTGGGGGCATTCGGAGATGTGAGACCGGGCTTCCGTCCGCATGGCATCACCCAAATTAGCTTCCTTGATGCCGTCGCCATGGGTCAGGCCTATTAGGTTAGTGCCAAAGCGGTAGTATTTGCGATGAATCTCAGAAAGGTAATACTCGGACGCCCCGACATTGGGGTGGTCCTCGAACAACGCACCGATAGTCTGCGCAACGGTCCAGCCCAAAACCCAATCATGATTTGACGGGATATGCACCAAATCCATATGAAGGCCCATTTCAAGGCCCATTTTGACAATCCTGGCATATGCCCGGCGCGCTACCCGCCAACCATTAAAGAGGCTGCTGGATGTGTCTTGCGGTGTTCCTGACGTGGTGGTGCGCTTGGGTGTGTCAATGTGCAGGATGTCGTTGCCCATGACAAACAGGACACGGGTGACACCCTGCGTCACGCCCCATTCCATGAGAACCCGGCTACCCTCGACTAGGCGATGTTCGGCTACGTTCTCATCGTATGAATAGCCCGTCTCACTCTTCATCGACAGCTTGAGGATGTGAACGTCTGCCGGATCAAGAACCAGCAGGTTTCCATCTTGCGGATCGAACCGCCTGGGCAGAGCGATTTCATCGTGCAGGGCTGCAATCGAATCCTTGATTGCGCCCGATATTTCCGCCTTGAAATCCACGATGCCCGCTTGGGACTTGAGCATCATGGAATAGCCCGGCACATCGGCGGTGGCCTTTGTTTTGACCCATGCGATGTTCGGAACCATGTCTGTTCCGATGGCCTTCATCCCGGCCTGAATAGCCGGGTCCACCTTCAACCTTTCTCGCGCCCGCCTGACGGTGCTTTCATTGACGCCGAACTCACGGGCCACGGCGTAGTTATCTCCGAGGCGCTGGAAAGCTTCCTCGTAATCCTGGCCTGTGTGGCCCTTGTTGGCCGACATCAGCGCGCCCCTATGCGCCCACACCGATGGGCGTGCAGGTGATATCCACTGTCTGCACATATGGGGCCAGCCCGCGCTCCATGAGCGCCTGCAAGAGGCCGTGATACGCGCCGGGAAGGGCCGCTTGGCATTCATCCTCGACCGGGAACCGCGCGGGGTGCGTCAGATCAAGGCACTCGGAATTGCCCTGAATATCCAAACACACGTTGGCGGTGATGCCATATTCGGCCACGGCTGGAGAGGCCGCTGCCATGGCGGCTGCTGTCAGGATCGCTTTCATTGGTGTTACTCCTTTTCGGCCACCGCGCATTCGTAAGCGATGCCCGCGTAGGCCATGAGATCCACCCAACTGTCGCGCTTGGTGGGGCTTGTCCGTGTTCGCGCCAGCTTTGTGGCGATGTGGAACACGGCTGCATCACGGGCGGTCATGTTGTGGCCGGTGATGGCATTGAAGATGTCTGCGATGATCTGGTGCGTCTCGACGGGCGACCCGTAGTCCTTATGGCGGTCGCCGGTCGTGAGGGTAATGGCTTCTTGAAGCAGGTCGGCTCTGTTCACCACGGGCAATGCGCCTCGCCATATTTGTTCTGCGATGCTATCTGTTCAGCCTCCGCACGATCCGTCCTGACCAGTTGCGCAGCCGTTTCGGGCGCAAACTCAATCGGGCTGCGAACCACGTCGCAAAATAACCCGCCGCCGGTC